GAGCCGCAAGTCTTCTAGAAACTCGTTGTCTATATCTGTAATAGACTTATCACTGTTGAATAAAAAACTTCCTGTAGCTATGATCATCTGTTCAATGTTCATTTTACTTCTCCTAGTGTGATAGTTTCTATTACGCGATGAGGGTTTGATTTAATAATCTTAGTTATCTTGTTGCAGACCCACTTAGGATGATAGGCGTTAAGATGCATAGTTCTTTGCGCCATGTAGTGAGTCTGCTCAGGCATAAAGTTTTTATAGTTATCAACAGTAACGCCCTGTCCTTCTTCTTCGCTGAGTAATGAGCGTAACCAATCAACTATAATAACGCCTGAGTGCTTCCTAATCCGCTTAGCTTTCTTGCCATTCATACTAGTAGTTCCTCTACTTTAGGTTCGACTACAACTTCTGTCAAGTATGCGAGTCCGTTTGAGTATTTAAAGGTACGTAAACCCTGTCCATCGTTAGCATCTTTGTAGCATTCGTGCTTGTACTTACACCAACTACAACCCTTTGGAAGTTTCATGTTGCCTTTCTTGCCATCAGGTATGGGAGTGTAACATAATTCTGGGGGTACGTCAAGCTCTAATGCAGGTAATAGCTGACTAATAGAGGTTTTAATGTTGGGCTTATCAAGATCGTCAGGCACGTACATACACAACTCACCGCTCTCTTTGTTCAACACCAAGAACCCGCCATTGTCAGTACCCTCTGCCGCCTCGTATCCCGCAAGCTGACCAAGGTATCCGAAGGGATCGTCTTGTGATAAGCGTCCGTCCTTGAACTTGTTAAACGCAAAGCGAGATGCGGTCTTAACATCCACCACTTCGCCATTTATCTTACAGTCCATGTGGCCCACGATGCCTTTAACTTCAACTTCTTTTTGCTCGTCTGTTACTTTGTGGCCGGACATACGCACAAGCATCAACACAATCTCTTCAAGCAAGTGGCCGTACAGGAACTTGATTTGCGTTGGCCCATCAATACCACCACGCCCCGCAGGGTCACGCTTCTCATACCACAACTGACGCGATGGCTTTCCTACATTAGACATACGAACCGTGAAGTCCTTGTTACGATCAGAAGGAACTGCCCAAGACATCAGAGCTTCTTTAATTCCAACAAGAGTGTTGTCAATATCTTCTTCTGTTAGCGGCAAAGGCTTACCGTCTGATAGTCCTTCAAGGTGTTTGTAGATGTCAGGTACTATAGTATTAAGCTTCATGCTGAACGTCCTTTATATTTTTAATTATATTCTTTATAGTTTTAAGGTCTGTTTTAAACCACTCTTTGGCGTGTTCAATTTTGTTTTCTTTTAGCGCGTAGTGAACGAGTCTCTCAGCTTCTCGCCTGTCTTCAAAGTATTTAGAATAAGAAACCTTATAATCTCTAAAGGGCGAGGAGGTTTGATACCCTGAACATCTATCAGCCGCATCTACAGCCATCCCAACCTTGTACCAACCTTTCCACGCAGGGTTTGAGATAATATACACGTAGCCTCCTAAGATAGTGTTGTACTCTGCTCTGTGTCTACGCCCAAGCAACTTAGCTAAGAGCCTTGGACTTGGCTGTACTCCTTCTCTGTACTTTTTCTTAATTGTATTCTCTGTCCTGCGTATGTCGTAACAGTCTATACACTTATAGTGTTTCTTACCTACAAAAGAAGACCACCAGTTAACAGGCGTTTCAAGCACTACCCCACACTCTATACAGTTTTTAATGTGTTTCACTCCAGTTCTCCCCGACTTTATAGTCTCCGTCCAGTGGACAATTTAAATTAAACATACACCCTGCTTCTTTAATGGCGTTAACACCTAGCTTACCAACCTCTACTGCATCATCAAGGTGGCATTCTATCTGCCATTCATCGTGTACGTTAGCTACAAACTTAGCATCGTATCCGTGGTTCTTTATCTTCTCGTCTAGTATTATCAACGCTTTCTTCATTACTATTGCGCCTGCTCCCTGCAACAAAGTATTCAAGGCCGCGTGTTCTGAGCGCACCGTAAGCTTACGTCCGTCTAGTGCTTTAACGAATCCGCTTGAAGCTTCTCTTTGTACTCTGTCTGTAAGCTTTTTAAATGATGGGAGATTATCAAAGAAGCGTTGTCTAAGTCCTTTCCCAACCGCTCTACCTCGTCCAACCACAGACCCAAGCTTTGCATCTCCGGCTCCGTATAGGAGGGCATAGATAAAAGTTTTCGCCTGACTTCTTGATTCAAGTTCAGCAAGGCGCTGATTAGCGGTGTGTATATCTCCGTTAAGTATTTCATTAGTATAGCCCTCATCGTTTAAGTAATGTGCAAGCATCCTGAGTTCTAAGCCTGAAGCATCAATCCCTACCAGACGATAGTCCTCTGGAACAGTCCAACAAGATCGGCAATCTTCGCCGAACGGTGACGAACTACTAGGAATCTGAGCCATGTTAGGATGTGAATGTGTCATACGCGATGTCACTGCACCGTTAGGATTGACGTACCCATGCACCCTGCCAGTGTCTTCGTTGAGTTCCTTGATCCAACTCTTAGTTTGAGCCAAGCGTTTCTGCAACATAAGATACTTAGCAATCAATGCGGCCTGCGGTATGTTCCTAACCTTATTTAAAGTTGACTCATCTACAATGGGTTGACCTGTAGGTGTATGCTTCTGAGGCTTCCAACCAAAACGAATTAGGTACTCGCCAATCTGCTTGCGTGACCCTAAGTTAAAAGGCGTTTCAGTTTTACGTGCGATAGGCTTACAATCTATATCTAATGAAAACTTCTCGTACTCCTCGTCTGTCAGTCTTGTACCCTTACCGTGCTGATCGGTTGCTGTCTTAGCTACTGCACCTGTCGCTGTAAACTTAGGTGTCAGTATCTGAGTAGTGACTACAGGCCGAAACTCTTCGTGAACCTCCTGCTCTAGATCGTGTAGCTTGGTTTCAAACATAGCCACTAAACCCATAACTTTCTCAAGGTCTAAGACAAAGCCATTGGTGCGTTGCTGATCAATGATCTTAGCTACTGCGTGTTCTATCTGCACTGATTGTGGCGTGAACCCACGGCTCTCAAGCTTCAAAGCCTCGTACACTTTAGTATTAAGCAACACATCGTTCTTGCAGTACTCTAACATCTCTGGAGTATACTGCTCCCATGCATCTTCCTGATCACCAAAGTCTCCTTTCTTAAAACCTAGACGATAGCCCCAACCTTCAAGTCCGTGGTTGCCTTCGCGTGTTGGCTTGAAGAGTCGTGATAGCACTAAGGTATCTACAATCTTCTTGTCAAACAAATCAATTCCGGCAACCTTTTTAATTGCAGGGATGTCATAGCCTATCAGGTTGTGGCCGATCAGTTTAGTTGCAGAGCGCAGTAGTCCGTAGCCTTGCTCTAGTTGCGTGTTGTCAAACGTAAACACATCCTTTGTATCAACGTCTTGTGCCACGATACAATGTATCTTCGTGGGGTCTAAGCCGTCTGCTTCTATATCAAATACTAAGTTACTCATATATTTCACCTGATCTGTTAGCGTAGTAATCTTTTAGATTCTGTTCTTTCTTTTTATCTTTCCACACATTACTTGGACTTCGAGAATCTTCAAGCATTTCCTCATAGTATTGTTGAAGAACATCGTGCTGTATTGCGAAACACATTCCTTTTTTTGTGTAGTGCGCCCAATCAAGAATGCCCACAGGTCTAAAGCTTGTTTTAGTTTTAGCTATTACAAAACCGTTAAAGATTCTACCTTTAGGAGTATGAGTTGACTCATATATTAAGTCGGGAGCTATTTTACGTAGTTGTCTAAGCACACTATCAAATGCGTAAGTGCCAGTAGGGAACTTTTTCATATTATATCTCCGTCAAACTGAGCCGCGTCATAATCATCTAACTCTCGTAGCCGCCCTGTCGCGCCATCATACAACAGGTTAGTAGCAACGCCAACATCTCCAGTGTACCTAGACTTCAGCACCCTAACCTTGGTGGTCGATGCCTCTATCTCATCGTCTGATTGTTGGTTGCGTTCAAGGCTGATAACACAATCACTTAGCTGAGCAATACTCTGGCTACCTCTAAGGTGATTAAGCCCTGTCTCGATGCCGTTCTCGTGGCCTCTATTGCCCTCAACCCTGCGGAGGTGTGACACTAGTATCATACCACAGCCTGTCTCCTCTACCATAGTCCTGAGTCGATGCATGATCTGGTCGATAGCTTTACGCTCGTCATTCTCAAGGGTTGATAGAACTAACATATGAAGGTGGTCAACTACAATCCATTTACAATCTAGACCTATGATCATGTAGCGTAGCTTACTGAAGATGTCTTCAAGGTTATTGACTCCGTGGTGTGCGTGAATCCAAACGCGCCCCTCGTTCTCACCCATAAACACTTTCTTAAAGCACTCGTCTAGTTGTTCCTCAGTGTACTGAGACTTAACACTGTCAAGGTGTAGCTTAGCGTTAGCCTCGACTGCCATGATACCTTCGGCAGTGCGTGACCAGTTCTCTTCAAGAGCCACAACGCCTACATTATCTTCGGTGTTTTCAATCAACCAGTGTTCGATTTCACGAGTGACAGAGGACTTACCTAGACCTGTGCCACCTGTAAGGGTAACAAGTTCTCCTTTACGCATTCCATATAACTTCTTGTTCAGTCCGTCCCATGGATATGCAATACTCTCCTTCTCTTCTCTATGTAACCAGTCACTTTTTTGTGATGATAGTTCCATGATTCCAGAAGGTGTATATGTCTTAGCATTCCACCATGCTTGAGTAAACTCTTGGAATTTCTTTTGTTTAAGCATTTCATTTGCATCTTTAAATCCATTTGGAAATGACATGATTCTAGTTTTGTTAGGCTTTAGTATTTTAGCTACAGCTTTTGCAGCTTCCTTACCTGCCTTGTCATTATCAAAACATAACA